CTTTTAAGCGGTAGAACTCCAGATTCCGGTTTTCTGATGTTGGTCAAAACTATTCCAGGTACTCCCGCACCAGCCAATCTGTATGATTTGACTTTGCTCGATGATGATTCGATTGATATTTTAGGTGGATTGGGTGCCGACCGTTCATCTTCAGTCGGTCAAAGAATTGCCTTTTCAGAGCCTACTTTGACAGTAGGGGCATTGACTCCGGTAATAGCAAACGGCAGCACCAGCGGTGCAATAATTAACCTGGAACTATACATTGTGGGAATGTAATGAGTTTACCCATTTGGTTTTTGAATTCTAAGAGGAGATACCCTAAGGGTTCAATACTCCATTATGATGCCAACAAAACCCCCTTTACTGAGCGTACCGGTGGGGCACATACGTTCAATCATTCTGTGCTGTCACCCCAATACCAACTCAACGCAGATGGAACCTACACCAATGTCGGTGCCCAGCCTGCTGTTGATACGTTCGCCGGGGAGAAGTGGCTAAGGAGTTGTGGGGCGATTAATCAACTGGCTGATAGTCCATTGGGGCAAGGCGCTGTGGTTGCTACGAACACACTGCCTACTGGATGGAGAAAACTGCAAACAGGGGCAGTGTGGACAGTCGTGGGGGCTGGTGATGGATACGTTGATATTAGATTTTCTGGAACACTAACCGGGATCTGCGCTCTTTATTTTCTATCTGCTGTAATACCTGCAACTGTAGGGCAGGTATGGTCGGTTCTACTGGATGTGGAGATTTTATCTGGCAGTACAACTAATTTATCGCTTGACATACGAGAACGAACTGCTCTTGAGTCTACCAAGATAGCTGTAACTACTGGGGTTTTGTTTTCAACTCGTACACTAACTAACGCAGCTACCACTGGAGTAGAAGTTTATTTGGCAGTTTCAGTAGTTGCCGATTACGACGTAACTCTCAGGATAAAAGGGGTTAACTTTTACCAATCTGCATATCCACTACCATTTATACCAGTAAAGACAACCCAACCCGCCAGCAACTCCACAACCACCAATGGCTGCTGGTTTAGCCTGCCTGATGGGAGCGAGGTGTGGCAAGCACTTACCGGCTCACCCATGACCCTTGCAACTCGGGTCAGGATGGGCGTGAGGAGTGGTGATGTGGTCGCAGTCCAACCTAATATTTTAGCGGAAAAAGCAGCCGGAACGCTATTATACGGTGGTGATTTTAGCGGTGTTAAGCGTATTGTGCAGAGCTCCGATGGGATAACTGCTGCCTACAAGGCAGCAACGTGGGATCGAAATGCTGTAATAGAGACATTTATACAAGTCAACATAGCAGGGACAAAATTTCGTGTCGGCTATCTAATCGAACCAGCAACCACTATAACCTGGAGCCACCCACTAGAAGACTCTAGCACTTGGGCAGCATTCGATGGTAGCTTTAATCCATCAACACTCTATCGACTGATGCTAGGCTACAACAACTCCTACCCAATGTGGTTCAACAAAATCACAGTCTGGAAACGCCAAGTATCTGATACCGAACTACTGGGGGCATGGACATGAGACACGACTATCAGCATTTCGGCGCATACTACACCATAACCACCATTTTCAACGATCCAACAGACTACCGGCACAATCAACCGATCCTTTACGGCAGCCCACGTTTGCACTACATCAAATGCGCGCTTGATGTCTACTATATCCGGCTCGCTAAAGATCCTGAAGAGAAACTGCTAGATATCGACCTCAAGGGCGAATACCTCTGTGATTTCCAGTTGGATAGCGTCGATGGTCAAACATTGGCACTTACCTACCTGCTCACCGGTGACAAGTCTGGTCTGCATCCGGTCACGCAGCAGACCCTGGAGATGGATGAGGCACAGGGACTGGATCGGGAGCATGTGATAAATCTCAGGGCCGGGATCTTGAGTGCAGAGTTTCTTGGATTTGTGCCAGCCCACGTTTTCATGGTTCGGCCCGAGTTGATTGGGAGTGATGAGGTTGTGGTTGAGGGTGAAATAATCAACATCCCACGGTTCAATGGTGGTAGTTGGTGGCAACTTGATAACCCGGAGTTTGAATAATGCCAATTACAATAACGGTTGAGAATGGAACTAATGTTCCTAATGCAAATTCATATAATACAATAGCTGAATTTCGAGCGTTTGCTTTAAATCGTGGTGTGGCTTTATCTTCTGTTGACGATACTTTGGCGGCAATGCTTATTCAAGCAACTGATTACCTTGAAAGTAAAGCTGAAAAATATAAAGGTTTGCCCACAAATACCGACCAGGCTTTACAATGGCCTCGAACGGGTGTATACATTTACGAGGTCGAGCTTGCGTCAAACTCCATTCCAAAGCAGTTGAAAATTGCTCAACTGATGCTTGGTTTGGCAGTAAATGATGGTTTGAAATTGTTGCCTAACTTCTCGCCGCAAGATTATGTTGTTGAGGAAGTTGTTGGCCCGATCAAGACTAAATACGCCGATCCTGTATCTGTGGGCATTGAAAATACATTTACCGGAGTCGATGCTTTCCTTGAACCTTTATTTATTCAAGGTTTATCTTCATTTGCAATTAGGACTATACGGGTATGAGATTCGATAGACAAATAGCAACAGCACAGCGTTTGATTCAAAAGAACGGGCAACTTGTTCAATGGAAACAAACAGAAAAAGATTCTTCAGTAACCGAACCTTGGAATCAAGTTGCTACAGATCCAGTTTCGAACGATGTGTACATTTGCTTCTTGCCGTCAACCGATTCTTGGATAAGATACATTAAAGGATCGGATGTTGTATCAGGTAATGTTTACGGTTTAATGGGCGATGTTTCATTCACCCCATCTGTTCAAGATGTTGTTTTAAGAGATGGTGAAGAATTAAGAATAAGTGACATTAACTTATTATCACCAAATGGTCAAAAGATACTATATACAATTGAGTTTATTAAATGAACTTATCTCAAGCGGTTACTGAAATTAATAAACTTTTTAACGATGCTTGGACTTCTGGAGCAACTTCAATTGCTGGTTATGTTCCTGAAATAAGATGGAACGGAAACGAAAGACCATCAAAACCAGATTCGTCTAAGTTTTGGTGTTATCATTCTGTTTTCAACACAGGTGAAGAACAAAAAACTTTGTCAAATGCAGTTACTTCTCCAGGTTCAAAGCGATACGAAAGCGAAGGGTTGATTATAATTCAAATTTATTGCCCTAAGTCAATTCTTAATTCAAAGGACAAAGGACGGCAATTAGCAACTGTTGCAAAGAACGCTTATCGTGGTGTTCAAAGCGATGTTGATTTTAAAAATGTAAGAATCGTTGATGTTGACCCGGAAGAATTGTACTATCGGTTCAATGTAGTTGTAGATTACTCATTCGATGAAATTCATTAAGGAGAAAAAAGAATGGCTAACAAAATTGATAGTAACATTACCGGGCTGGCGTTTGCTGAAGAGGAGAGTTTGAAAACGCTTCCGACCACTCCTGTTTGGTACGGTCTTGAACCGAATAGCTACAGCGATTTCGGCGGCGAATTGTCTAAAATGGCTCGTTCACCCATTGATCCGTCACGGCAAAACAAGAAAGGTACGATTACCGATCTTGATGCAAGCGGTGGTTTCAATATTGATGTTACTCAAAATAACCTGACTCGATTGCTGCAAGGATTCTTTTTTGCCGATGTTCGTGAAAAAGTAACGACTGCGCCGATGAACTCCGCTGCTGTTGCCTTGACTGGTGTAACTGCCGCTGACGATACTTATGCAGCTACCTCTGGTCTGGTTGGGTTCAACAAGGCAGGGCTTCTGGTCAAGGGTGAAGGGTTTTCCGTTGCTGCTAACAATGGCCTGAAAACGGTCGTGTCTGCCACCGCAAGCACTGTGGTGGTATCCGATGCTCTGGTAAACGAAACTCCCGCAGCAGGGGCAAAATTGACCGCCGTAGGGTTTCAATTCGGAAGTGCAGATGTGAATGTTTCCGTTACCGGTAACATCCCTTCGTTGACCTGTACCACTGCTGATTTCACCACTCTTGGTTTGAATGTCGGTGAGTGGATTTTTATTGGTGGCGATACTACGGGAACTACGTTTGCAAATAATGTCGGCTTCGCTCGTATCAAAACTATTGCTACAAAAGCTATTGTTTTTGACGATACTACTTTTGCAAGCGTTACTGAAACAGGAACTGGAAAAACGATTCGTATCTTTTTCGGAAGTGTTCTCAAAAACGAAAACACTTCAGCTTTGATCAAACGTAAATCTTACAATGTTGAACGTCAACTTGGTTATGGTGTTTCCGAAACCGAAGTTCAGGCTGAGTACCTTGAAGGCGCTGTTGCGAATGAGTTTACGTTGAATGTTCCTCAAGCTGACAAGCTGAATGCTGATTTGACTTTTGTTGCTTGTGATAACACTCATCGTTCCGGCGATACTGATGACGAGATTAAAGATGGTACTCGTATTTCGGCTTTGGGTGAAGATGCTTTCAATACTTCATCTGACATTTACCGAATTAAAATGTCGTTGCTTGATCCGACTGACGCAACCCCAACAGTATTGTTTGGATACATTTCCGAAGCGACAATTACTATTAATAACAATGTGACTCCAAATAAAGCCGTTGGTGTACTTGGAGCATTCGATACTTCTGCCGGTAACTTTGACATCGGCGGTTCCATTACTGCTTATTTCACAACTGTTTCGGCTGTTCAGGCTGTTCGTCAAAACTCCGATGTTGGTATTTCGACGATTATTTGCGCTTCAAACGCTGGTTTTATTTACGACATTCCTTTACTTTCCCTTGGTGGCGGTCGATTGAATGTTGAAAAAGACAATCCAATTACCGTTCCACTTGAGTCTTCCGGTGCTGAGAATGCAGCAGGTTACACCATGATGCACATCAAATTTGATTACCTGCCCACAGTAGCAATGCCGCAGTAAAATCTTGCAACAAGGCTGTTTTTAATGTAATCTTAAAGGGACTGGAATAACTTCAGTCCCTTTTTTAATTTAATCAGGGGTAACACAAATGAGCATTTTTAGTCAGTTTGCAACAGATCGTAAAAAGGAGAATGACGGAGTTACTGTATCATACGGTTTCAATGATGACGGTACTGAAATCAAGTTTTTTATTTCTCGTATGGGTAAAAGCAATAAAGCCTATACAAAGGAACTTGAAAAAGCTACTCGCCCTTATCGCCGTCAGTTCGAACTTGGAACGATGGATGAAAAGAAAGCCGAAGATATTTTTATGGAAGTTTTCTCAAAGACAATCCTGAAAGGTTGGGAAAATGTTCAAGATAAGGAAGGAAATCAGATTGAGTTTAATCGTTTCAAAGCTGTTGATTTGTTCAAGGCTTTGCCTGATCTTTTCCAGGATCTTCAGGAAAAGGCTAATTCAGCTACTTTGTTTCGTGAAGCTGAACTTGAGGATGACGCAAAAAACTAATAGAAGTTCTGTTGTACATGCTTGATCTTGGACCAGTTGAGCAGAACATAGCTAAACAAGCGGTACGGGCAGGTCAACCCTTGCCCGACCGCATACAAAATGCACCAGAACTTCGTATCGGTCTTGATTTTTACATGCAGGCTTTTTTTGAACTCGACTATGAAAGGACTCATATCTTTTCACCAACACCAATACCAAGACGTTCAATAAGAGAGTATGCTTTCGATTTAGAACTTGATGAAACCCAAACTGAAGATTTGTTTTATTTTATACGAAAGATGGATAATGAACATCTTAAAAGGTTATCGGAAAAAATGAAATGAAAACTCTTTTGGATTTAGCCAAGTTTCTTGAAAAGAAAGCAGATGCTATCGACAAAGATGCTTCCGATCATGCTGTAAAAGTGGCAAACGCTGTTGTTGAACAACTTGCCTACAATACGCCTGTCGATACCTCGATGGCGCTTTCAAACTGGATTGTGACTTTAGACAATCCATCCATGGACAAAATTGAACCTCATTTCCCCGGCGAGAAAGGATCTACACAAAGCCTCTCAGCCGGGGTTACTGTGGGCAGGTCAAAAACGGTTCTGGGCCGTAAAAAGCCAGGACAAAAAATCTACATCCGTAACAATCAACCTTATGTCCCACAGTTGGAATGGTCGCATCCGCAATCTGGTTTTGTTGAAAGGGCTGTTTTAGTAGGTCGAAACATAGCTTCAAAGTTTAAGTTGAGGAAATAAAAATGGATAATAATATTGAGATTGTAGTACAAGACAAAGTTGATTCTTCAATTTCAACTAAATTAAAGTCCATTGCTTTCGATGCGAAAGAAGCACATTCTGCTATAGCGATATTGACTAAAGAAATGTCAAAACTTGGCGGAAGTTCTGTAACAAGACTTCAAAGCGAGTTTAAAAAAGTAACAAATGAAATTGATAAAATAAAAGCTAAATTAAAAGCTGGTGATTATCGAGCCGTCATAAATATTGAAACTAGACAATCTAATCTTAAAACAGGTGATTATGTTTCACAAATTAATTCTGAAAATAGAGCCTTGGAAGCGCAGCAAAAAATACTTCAAGGTAATGCTGTAGCTGAAGCAAACGACGCTGCTGCAAAAGATCGAATCTTAAACAAAATAAATCCGTTGCGTAGAGCTTATTTAGAATATGCTCAATCAATTAGAGAAACAAATAGGTTACTTGAACAAGGTGTTATTTCTCAAAGAGTACATGCTAGAGCTATTGACCAAGCTCAAGTTAGTTTACAAAACGCAAGAGTTCAGAATACACAATGGCAACAATCATTATTAAAAACCAATAACACAACTCAACTTTCAAGACAACATTTAGTTAATCTTGGGTATCAATTAAATGATATTTTTGTTTCGCTTGCTTCAGGTCAAAAGCCTTTGACAGTATTCATTCAACAAGGTTCTCAAATTGGTGGTATAGCTTCCGCTGCTGGGGTTAGTATGGGTGCAATGGCTAGAGCCGCTGCAATGATGCTCGTTCCATTTTTGCCTTTGATTGCCGTTCTCGGTGCCGCTGTAGGTGCTTTTGCTTTATTGAAAAAAGAAATAAATAAAGATTCAGGATTAAAAGTATTTGTAGCTGATTTGAATTTAACCAGTAAAGAATTAAAAAAGTTCCTAACTGAATTAGGAATGACCAAAAAAGAAATTAAAAACTTTAAGGGTGAATTTGAAGTTGGTTACGGAAGTATATTTAAAGGTATTTTTAAAACAATAAGTGACGATCTCGATAAAGCATTTGACACAAAAGATATAGCTACTAAATTTTTTGATTGGATTGAAGATAGATTTTTAAGATTACTTGGTGTTGTCGGTACTGTTTGTAACGGCATATTTGCATTAAACTATGCTGCTTTTAATGCTGTTATAAATATTTGGAAAGCCTTGCCTAATTTGTTTGGTGAGTTTTTTGTAAATGGAGCAAATATAGCAATAACTGCTTTGCAAGGAATAACTGATAAATCGACTGATTTGGTTAATGCTTTTATTCATTCTTTAAACAGTTTGCCTAAAGGTTTATTTGGATTTGATATAATACCCGAGTTCACTAAAAAGCAATTACCTAAATTGGAAAATGAGTATAAAGGTTCCTTTTCTAAAATAGGTGATAATATGGGGGCCGACTTAAAAAAAGGTTGGGCCACTGGTAAATCAGCTACTAGCGATTTCTTTAAAGACGTTAAAAAGAATGCTATAAATTTTGAAAAAGATAAACTTAAAAATGCAGCTAAATCTATACTAGAAGATAGGGCTAATAAATCTGACAAAGCTGCTGAACGTAGAGCTTTAACTTTAGCTAAAATTAATGCCGAACTTGATAACGAATTAAATCGTATGTTTGCTTTGCGTCCAGAAAGAGAAGCACAAGCAAAATTTGATTCTATTATGGAAAAAATGATCGGTAAGAAAATAAAACTTACTGATGAAGAAACTAAAAGCATTTGGAATAAAATAAAAGCAATTCAAGAAGCTACTCTTGCTCAACAAATATTTGATAATCTTTATGATGATATTGAAGGACCAAGTCGTATATACTTCGCTACTTTAAAGGCTGGTGATGAGCTTTTAAAGAAAAACTTGATAAGCCAAGAAAAGTTGAACGCTGTTATTCAAAATGCTGATGAAAAGTATAAAGCTGCTACAAACTCGATGTATGAGTATAACAAGAATCTTAAAGAACAATTAAGACTTGGAGCCTTGCCTACAAATCAGCGTGGTGTTGAAACTGAAATATCTCAATTAAAAGACGAACAACTTAAACAAAAGAATATTCTTCCAGAAAGTGAAGTTGAAAATTTGAGAAAGGTACTTTCACTTCGTCAAGAACTTGCTTCAATATCCGACGATCCTATTGGTTTAGGTGCTCAGATGGATAGATATCAAGAATATTATAAAACTCTTGAGGAAATGAGAGCTAGTGATCTTGTTAGTGAAAAAACGTATTCTGCATATCGTGAAAAGTTAATAGCTAACGAAAATAAGTTAAAGCTGGATTACGCTAGTGACTTCTTTGGAAACTTTGCATCTTTGCAGAACTCCAGTAATGCAAAGATAGCTGATATAGGAAAGACAGCGGCAATAGCACAAGCTCTAATCAATACTTACGTCGCTGCTACCAAGGCTTATGCTGAAGGTGGGCCTTATCTTGGGCCTGCTCTGGCCGCTGCTGTGGTGGCCGCTGGTATGGCTAACGTGGCCGCTATCCGGGGCGTGGCTGGATTTATGGAAGGTGGGTGGACTGGTAGAGGGTCGCTGAACGAAGTCGCTGGTGTGGTGCATAAACGCGAATACGTCATGGACGCTGCCAGTACTCAAAAGATCGGGGTGGCAAACCTGGATAGGCTTCGATCCGGGGCGGCGCAGGTGGCTCGAAATGGCGCATCTGTGGGCAAGGCAGCGAGTGGTCAGAACGGTTCAGGAAATGCACAGGGTGCGACAAAAGTTGACCAGCCTGTGAATGTGAACGTGCCTTTTACTGCTGTTGTGGTACAATCGAAAGAAGCCGCTATGAGTGCTTTGAAATCTTCCGAAGGTAGAGCATTTATAATTGAAACTTTACAAAAGAATCGTCAAACAGTAGCCAAAATAGTTGGAGTTAAATAATGTCATATTCAATAGGAACAGTAGTTAAAGGTGATGACTTAGATACTCATTACCAACTTTTGGTTGTTATCAAAAGTTTACTTGAAGATAACAATTGGGTGACTTTACGTTACGACACTTCAACCGATAACCATGAACTTATTTTGCAAGGTGAAGGTTTAACCGGAACAGAAGAAATTTTTATAGGTTTCAAAACTTATCAAAATGCTGCCGCTGATTATTATAATATTTCAGTTGGTGTTTTTACCGGATATGTTTCAATTAACACTTTTGAAACTCAACCAAATGGAAAATATAGTGGCGTACCTGCCCACAATAATGCCATAACGTATTTTATCCAAGCTAACGCACAGCAAATAACAGGTTGTTTGAAAGTCGGAACTCCTGTTTACGAACATTTCGGAGCGGGTAAATTCTTTCCTTATGGTAGACCTGGGGAATTTCCTTCACCTCTATACGTCGCTGGTATGTTTGATGGGCCTGAACTAAAGCGATTCAGTGACACTGCTCAAGTATTCCCATGGGGTGGGTCTGCTTATTCAGCTTCATGTATGTTATGGGTTCGTAAACCTGACGGTGTATGGAGCAAAACATACAACTATCCATTTTCAAATAAAAATAGTAACACTAATGCTTTAGCTGGTGTAGCAGGTTCAAACACATTAGTTCCCGCTGGATTATTAGAGGAAACTTACAAATATTATCAAATAGAACCTGTAATACTACAAGATTTAGATACTTCTATAAATCAATCTAATGTATGGGGTGAGTTCGAAAGTATCTTTTTTTGTTCCGGTTTTAATAATGGTGTTGAAAATGTTTTGCAAATAGACGGCTCTACCGTAGTCGATCAAACTGGAATGAGTGTTTTAGAAGCAGTTACTGCAATACGTTTGGTTTCGGGAAGAGCTTTTATTATTTGTCAAGATGTATATAGAACAACATGGCGTAATTATATTGCAATGGAGATGAAATAATATGGCATTTTATACTGATTCGGTTTTATCTTTCGATTTATTAAAAACTGCAATTGAAACTGCCTGTCAATCTAATGGTTGGACGTTGAGTAACGGTATACTTTCTAAAAGTGGTTGCTATTTTAAGTTAACTGCATTTTTAACATACTTACTATTAAAGGGTGGAACTTCACAAAACGAGTCAACTTTAATTGAAAGTGTACAAGATGGTGTACAAATTAAAGAGTTTTCTGGAGAAGCTAGTATTTTTCCATTAAAGTATGATATCCATATTTTTAATAATCCTGATGAAGTTTATGTTATTGTAAATTACAATGATGATTGCTATCAACAACTGTCGTTTGGAAAATCAAATATTCAAGGTATTGGTTTAGGTGCTTGGTTAACAGGTTCTGTTTCAATAACTGATAAATCGACAGTTCCTAAACTTTACTTAAATTTAAGTAAAGAATCTTTTCACTTTGTTCCATATACTTCTTTTCCGACATATCCTACATTTACAGTAGGTTTATTTTTAGGAACTGGTCAATATACATATAGTGGACCGACTTCTTATATTTATACTAGCTTAGATTCAATAGGTTGGAAATATGTACACAGCAGCGCAGCTAATGCAGGTGGATTAAATGCTTGTTCTGGTGATTACGTCAGTGGGTTAATAACAGCTTTACCTAATTTGTTAAATCAAGCTACAGTATTACTTCCAATAAAAGCTGTAATAGCTAGAGAATTTGGAGGATTAACAATAGCGGCTAATTTGAAAAATTCAAGATTGGTTCGTTTGGATAATCATCAACCTGAAGAATTGGTTACTTTTGGTTCTGAACAATGGAAAGTTTATCCTTGTTATAAAAGAAATGTAACTCAAAGAAATTCATCAGGTTCTGAATCTGGATATCATTCAGGTACTTTTGGATTTGCTATAAAATATACAGGTGCTTAAATGGTAGCCATATCCGGTTATTTAACAACTGATATTACTTTTGAAATAGTTGATTTTTGTTCTGAAGATTTGAATGAAAATACAGAAGCCTCTTATGAAAAAGCAGCTTGGTCTTTAACCGAAATAGTTCAATTAAATGGTTCTTATTCTGATTGGAGAGAACATGAATCTAACAGATGGCAAATAAAAGGTAATTTATTTCCATCATTTTTTCAAGATTATTATCTCCGTATTCATTGCACTCCACTTGGAATAAATTTAGGTACGATTGCAACAACTCAAGAACGACAATTCTTTATTTGGAATGCTTATCCTTATAATCCAGTAAACCTTTATGAAATATTAATATCCGATCAGTCTGGAATAATCATCGAGGGTCAATCAACTCCTTATGAATTTTCACCTTTGCAGGAATTGACTTATGACCTAACTGTAGATTACATAGGAACTCCGGTAATTTATTCTGAAATTTTATTTGATTTTTCAGATTATCCCGATCCATTACCATTAATTTTAACCGGTGATAGAATAATAAAGTTTGATGTTGTTCCTGAAGTTCCTGTTATAGAAACTTGGGAATGGTTAACTGATATTATTGATTCTGATGATGGTAGTGAACAAAGAATTTCCATTTTAGGTGAAGTTCCTAGAATTGAACAAAATATCAATGTTATATTTGAAAATCAAACAGAACTACGATCATTTTACACGAACCTTTTGATATGCAAAGGATTTTTATGGGTTCCTGAATTTCAATACGCTACAAGAGTTACTTCCGAGAGTAGTGTGGGTGAATTAAACATATATTTTGATAATTCGAAAATTGATGTTAGAGAATTGGAATATATTTTAATTAAAACTCCAACTGGATCAGAAGTTATTAAAATAGAAACTATTGAAAGTTTCGGTTGTACTACAATACCTTTAATTTTTGATATACCATTAGGTTCGTTTGTTATTCCTGGTTCTGCTGTTTCAATAGAAGATAACAGTTATCTTGAAAGATTTGCAACAAACGAAGTTGGTAAAACTACTTTGAATTGTAAACTTTTAAGACAACGTGAATCTTTAGCTAGGGCGGGATCTTCTTTCACTTTCGATACATTTTTGGATACCATTGTTCTTGACGATAGAAGTTTAGCAGATGATTTACTTAAAGACGTTTTGTTTGCTGGTTTAAAATCTGTAGATAATCAAACTGGTTTAGAAAGTTTGATTTCAAGATGGGACTATAGTAGAACAGGAACAGACAAATCATTTAAATTTAATCGTGTTTCTAATTATGAAAAACTCGATTACTGGAAACTATTTTTTGCTCATTGTAGAGGGCAATGTAAAAAGTTTTGGGTTCCTACTTATAGAGAGGATCTTAACTTTATCGAAATAGTTTCAACCTCATCTTTTATTTGCAGTAGCGTTGAGTACGCAAGAAAAACTTTCACCTTGCCCACACATAGATACCTTGAGTTTGAAACGGAAGGTGGTATTCACAGGGTGAGCGTTTTAGAGGCATCCGCCGTTGATGATACGTCCCTGATCGAGTTCGAACCAGCTTTGCCTGTAGATCCTCTGTGGGCACTGATAAAAAGAGTTTCCTTTTTGTTACCTGTTAGATTAAATAGTGATACGGTAACTTTAAAACATTATCATAACGACACTACTATTGAATTTAGTGTAAGGACTGCTGAAGCATGAGTGATTATGATATATATGACGAGAGTTTAGAAGACGGTGCCCCGTATGAATTATACGAATGGGTAGGTACATATAGAAATTATTATATGACAACCGACCGTTATAATCATACGTTAAATGAAAAAGTTTATATTGCTACAGAAGGTTTAAGCAGAAGTGAGATAATTTGTAATACTCACGAAGATAATGATTCCAGTGTTGAAATAAAAATACCAATTTCAAATCAAATCGTAAAAGATTATGGTTTTCAAATAAGCCCACCGAGACTGTTTTTAAATATCTATCGGTTTCATAGAGGAACTTCAACTTACGTTATTTATTTTAAAGGCGAAGTTAACGGAATAGAAACTACAGGCGAAGAATCGGTTTTTAAAATACCAAATACGTTTGGAAATATTTTATCAGGTAATATTCCCAATGTGTATATTCAACCACCTTGTAACCATGTTTTGTTTGATACTTTATGTAAGGTTGATAAGGAATTAAATTCGGTATTGACAACTATCGAAATGGTTTATGATTTGACTATAGTTGTTAATACAATAGGATTATTTCCAGACAATTGGATGAAAGGTGGAGAAATCAGTTTTGCGGGAAGAAATGAAAGGCGTACAATAACTTCTCAAATAGGACGAATATTACATATAAACTATTCTTTTGGTCGAGCCGGTGTTGGTGAAGCAGTAATAGTAACAGCCGGTTGTGACCACTCATTTACTAGCGCAAACGGATGCCCTAAATTTTCAAATCAATTAAACTTCGGTGGACAGCCTTTTGTTCCTGGTGAATCCGATAACATTTTCATAATAGGTGTTTGATATGTGGGTAGCTTTTTTTGCATTTGCATTAGCTGTTGCGGCTATGATATTTCTTTCACCGAAAGTTAGCGTTGAAAACGCAAAGCCTGCTAAATTTGGTGATTTGCAAATACCGAGATCAAATTACGGAGATCCTATTAGTCTATTGTTCGGTACGGAACGACAAAAATCGCCGGTTGTTTTATGGTACGGTGATTTTTCAACAGTAGCTATTACCGAAACAATTGACGGTGGATTATTCCATTCTGACAAATCTTATGTAACAGGACATAAATACTATTTGGGTTTTGATTTAGCTTTATGCTTAGGGCCGGGCGTTGTTCTTAAACGTATATTTTCAGATACGGACATTATATGGGAAGGAAGTAAATCAGCGGATGGTGACATAACTATAGATCAAGAAAACTTATTTGGTGGTGATAAAAGTGGCGGCGGTCTTAAAGGAACCGCTACATTTTATACAGGATCTTTTGATACGGCAAGAGATCCCTATTTAGCTATTAAGGTTGATGAAAATATTCCATCATATAATGGTATTTGTAGAATAGTTTTTAAAAATTTTTATATAGGTACAGCAGCAACTTTACCTTCAATATCTTTTGAAATTAGCAGGCTAACAAGCGGATTAGATTCTACTTATTCAATAATGCCAAATGGCGTTGATTTGAATCCTATAGAAATAGCATATGACGCTTTAACAAGAAACTTTGGTTGTTTTGGAAATTCTCCTGATTTGTTGGACTTGCCTAGTTTTATTTCATCAGCGCAAATTTTATACGATGAAAATATACAGATGTCAATTTTAATCCAATCTTCAATAACTGGTGAGGATTTGATTAATGAGGTAATGACTCAATGCGACGGTTTGATGTATCAAGATCCAGCTACATCAAAAATAGTATGTAAACTTATTCGAGAAGATTACGATATTGAAGACTTAATTACTTTAGATGAATCGTCAATTAAGTCTTTAACTAATTTTGCAAAAAGTACTTGGAATGATACATTTAATCAAGTTCGTGTTACTTTTTCAAATAGAGATGACGACTATGATGATAGTGTAGCTGTAGCACAAGATTTTGCAAATATCAATTTTCAAGATAGAGTTAAGTCAACTGAAATAAGTGCTGTTGGTTGTAAGACCTCATCGACTGCTTTAATAATGGCTTCAAAGCAACTTAGTTTTGTAAGTGTTCCTTTATATAAATGTGATATAATTTGTAATAGAAAGGCCCAATCCTTACGTCCAGGCGGTTGTTTTATTTTGAATTGGAGTCCTTTTAGTTTAACCAATATGGTTATGCGTATTAGTAAAATTAGCTTAGGTGAGTTAGCTAACAACGAAATAACAATAACCTGTATTCAAGATAAGTTTTCAACGTCAACACCTATTTTTGCACAGCCTGACGTTTCACACTTTGTTCCGATAAACAGTGAACCTGCTCCGGTTGTTTATACTTCTATATTTACACCACCTTTATTTTTAAGTTCGAACTCCAGCACTGAAACAGTATCCTCTTTTGATAATTCCGGTAGATTATATTCAGTAGCTAAAAAACCAACAGGAGCTTCTTTTCTTTACGACGTTATGCTTAGTTCGGATAACTTTGTATCAAATCTTGTTTTAGGTAACGAATCTGTTATTTATAATTCTACCGGTAAGTTATTAAACGATTACCCGAATACAGTCGCCTTTTCAACAAAACACGATACTAGCGGAGATTTAATTATTTATGATATGTCTAATGAGGATATATCGAATTTAAAACAATTTACAACATTAGACCAAGCTAGAAGAGGTCAGGCGTTAATATTAATTGGTTCTGAATTATTTATTTATGTTGGGTACAGTAATAACGGTGACGGATCAGTAACATTCAATAATGTTTACAGGTCAATTTATGATACTACTTCCTATTCACATTTAGCTAACGCAAGAGCCTGGTTCATTGAAGGTATTAACGGGTTAATTAATACTTTGATTCCAAATTCTGAATTAAAGTATATTAAGTTGTTAGACACGACTTATAGTAATAAATTAACTCTTGATGAAGCGACGTTGATTACAGCAACTCAAAGTGGTCGCGCCGGATTGCCTTTGCCCACAAATTATCTGACAATTAACGGGTCAAGAAATCCTTCACCGATAGCAGGAGGTACTTCAGTTACTGTGGGCTGGAGAAACAGGGATAGAAATAATCTTTCTCTTCAAGTTTATGATGAAATCGGATCATCTAGGGAACCTGGAACACAAACAAGAATAAGGTGGCGTGTTGGAGCAGGTGAATACACTACAATAACAACTACATCAAGTACTGTATCTTTAGATATTACAGGTAGAGTTGGAATACTTGAAGTTATTGCAGATCAACAAATAATTTCTAATTCAAAATATTCAGCAGTGGCTGAAACAATTACTTGTGAATTGGAAAGCGGTGAATATCTATGGACTCCTGTGGAGATTACAACCTCACTCTGGCTGGATGCGGATGATGCTTCAACCATCACCATTGATACAGGGGTGAGCGAGTGGCGTGATAAGTCTGGGAACGCTAGGTATGCCCGGCAGAGTTTGGATACAGCCCAACCTGTTATTAATACAGGAGGCATCGATGGAAAGAACTCTGTATCGCTGGATACAACATCAAAGAGTCTGCTCATCTCATCTCCCGGGCTGACTGTCCAGACACTCTTTTATGTATTTAAGACAAGCGATGCAAATTATGCAACGTTCACGGCGGCATCTGGAAGTGTTACTTATGCACTTGCTGGGATGTCTGGTAATACAAACTATCCCGTGAACGGGAATTTTGGTAGTCCAAGTTACCTAGTAGACGGCGAATCGGTCACTTGGAGTACTAGGGACAGCCTGTATCTATCATTGAACAATAGAGTATCTATTGTTGAAGTGATAAATTGCAATTTTACAGCATTCTCCAATATACTCATCGGAGGGTATTTAAATTACGAACTCGTCGCAGAGTTTGCCGAGATTTTGTGCGTTCCGGGCACCCCCACGACCGAGGACCGCCAGAAGATCGAAGGGTATCTCGCCTGGAAATGGGGCCTAGAGGCCAATCTTCCGGTTGACCATCCATATAAAAGTTCGGCACCTATTAATTAAAAGAACAGTTTACCAGGAGTGGCTTTTTTGTAATAGCCTATATCAAAAAGGATTCCTTCAGCTTCTTTGATATACCAATCATAATCAATATCGTTAGGAAATTCGGCGGGTAAGCCCATACAAGGCTTCCCGCCGTCACTTTTTGGCACTTTGTTACCATTGACTTTATATTCGATGTACCCTTGTTCGCCTTTTGCATAATACCAACGAACAACCTTACCTAGATATTTTCCTGATTTAACAGCACCGCCTTTAACATTTCTGACTGCAACAAATTTGGAAATTTCATTGCAATTGCTAATTGTTTTTTCAATTTCATTTCCTTTAGATATAAGTTCAACAACAGCTTCGATACATATTGTCGTTTGTGGGTTCTTATGGAATCTGAAAATTGCTGATTTATGATCACTCCAAGGGTTATTGTACGCGCCTTTTGTCTTACATTTGCCATCAGTTTTAACCGCAATGTAATTATTAATGTCTCTTGAATAAACGGCTTTGTATTGTGTTTCTTCTGTTTTAAAGTTCGTATCATTTTCCCATTGTTCGATAATTAAATTTAATTCGTCGTATCGAACCTTCGGGCATTTCATTACAATACCATCGGTATTGGCCGATACTACAGGGATGCCCACAGACTCGATACGCTCTATCAGCATGAGCAGGGCAAGCTGGCCGGTGATGGTGACTTGGAGCATCAAATCAGGGGCGTACAAGGCTGAATATTTGCTCCCTAGCTTGCCGAAGGAGCCGTTAACTGAAATTTTAATTGAATCAGTTGTTACAGAAACTTGTTTGAGTTCTTTTTCAAGCTCTTTAATCCTATTTTCTATTTCAATTTTATTCATTTATATTCACCATCAAAGGCGTTTAATTTTTCAATAGCGCCTTCTAATGTTTTACTAAAACCTAAATATTTTCTAGTTTTATTTAGTAAAGTTACTCTTACTAAATATCCGTCTGAATTTTTAGTTATTCCTTTTATTCCTGTTTGTGAATCAAGTCTAGCTCTACGTTCTGTCATTTTAAGAGCTTCTTCTTTGTTACTTTCAAATAATTTTAAAAACTTAGTTCTATAGGAAACGGCTTCTTCAATTGTATTAAACGATCCGAGATTATATCTTTTCCCATTTTTATCGTAACGAGCTATAAATTTACCGTTTTGTTTTTTAACAATTCCAGTTTGTCCGGTTGTATTATTTTTAAATGTTCTTCTATTTAAACATTGTTCGGTTCTTGTAGCCCATCTACAGTTTTCTTTATTATATCCTAAATCATTATCTTTTCTGTCTAACGTGTGTTCAGGTGTCGGCGGCAACCCCATATCTAAAGCAAAACATTCAAAGGATTTTGACCACTCTTCACAAACCTTTATACCGCGACCACCATAGTTATGATAAGCTGAATTATTTTCATCCTCACAGCGATAACGCATATTTGTCCAAATGTTATATAAAGGATGATTCACAACATTGACACCGTGAACTGTTTTTAATCGAGGATGATATTTTTTCATAAGAACCTTTTTATAAAATTTAATTTTTATAAAAATAGCACATTAGGTAAGTTCATTCAAGAGATTTTTCAATCTTTCAATTTCTTTTTTTATCTCCTTCCCTCGACGTTTGGCCCCGACCCGTTTTCCAACCAGGCCATTATCACCGTAAACAGACAAGAAATCCAGGCCCATGTGGGCAGGAAAAAGGCATTGATTGATGATAATTCGCGGGTAATATGATTCAACATCTCGATCAATAAGTAGGTTACTTTCATCGGCAAGATGAGCTATATTCTTTTCAGAACTATGCAACCCACCTATCCCCATTCGATAAACAGAACTACCTATTTTGATTTTAAGTCCTTCGATTTCTTTAGGTAGTTTTGGAGAGCCGTCTTTACCAATAATAAAATTAGAATTTCTAATAACATCCAACATATTAACCAAGATGCTATTATTATAATTAATAAAGTTAGGTATGTTATATTTATAACTTGTTCCCTCTTTGATTATTGGTTTCTTTGGGGCATGACCGGTCAATCTACCTACTTCTTTTGTAATAACAGCTTCGGCTATTTGTGCGTCAGATTTTGAACGTAAATCTTGATTATACTCAACTGACATTTGATCACGCAAACCAAGCTGATCTTTTAAATTTAACAAAATTAACTTGGTATTATCAAGATCGTTTATATTATACTCTCTAACGACTTTAGCTTGTTCTTGTGTCAAGTGTGAATCTTCATCATAAGGCAAATCTTGCATACGCTGGCAATGCAGACGGCCAGCGTAAGTTTTCAAAGAAGCTGTTAAAGGACAGACTTCAATTAAGTCAATGTGATTTAAGTTTGGAATATTTAATTTGTATTTCTTTTCGAGTTGATAAATTCTCAATTCGCTTTTAATAATTTCATTTGTAATTTCTTTTAATTCAGTAACTGATTTACCTTCACAAGCAAGTAATGTTATAGGAATATCGTAGTTTCTTGAATTAAATCCTACTAGACAGAAACGCCACAGCATCCATCGTAACTTTTCAATATTTAAATTGTAATCTGGCGATTGCTCAAAGAACACAACCTTATCGTTTCTAATATCTTTGAAACCTACACAAAAGAAGTTCCAGTAACATTCAACATCGAATACAAAAACAGTACCGACTGGAACCTGTAACAGTTCCGAGTCGGTATAGAAGTCAATTGATTTATTCATTATCAGCAAGACCATGAATTATTTGAACATCACCGTGAATTATTTCAGTCAAAGTCTGATCATTTATTTTACTGAGAATGTATTTACCTTCGGAATCTACAACATATCTTTCAATTAATTTTTTACTATCGTCTGCATAGATAACATTATTAATTGTTATTCCATTTAATCTGATTCGACTATTCCAAGGTGGCCAAACATCAGATCGACCTTTCTTAATTGAAATTATCATTATTATATCCTCCTTTCTTCTTGCCTTTCCATAGCTGAAACAATTCCTCTAGCATTATTGCCAAAGAAAATAATTTTGTTTAAGTCGTTGTCGAAATGAACCGTTTTCATAACGTGTTCAACTGACAGCAGATGTTTAATCAAAAAAGACCAGCCTGAAGGTAAACCTTCGATCTTGTAAAAGGTTTCTCCAGATTCACTTGCCGCCAACCCACCTTCAACAAAATGAACAATTCCATCAGTAGTAAAGGGTTCAATTGATTTCAAAGCCTTAAAGAAATCGTCAGGAACAGGCCAGGGATTTATTGATTCATTTTCGAATAAATGTAAATAACTTGGAAACCTATCATTAAATAATTGAGATTTTATAAACGAACTGTCTTCAAAATGAAAGGTTATTGAAGTATCGGTTAATCCGCAACCGATCAAACCCTTATTTGATTTTGATAAAGCGGAAATAGCAACTTTCGGAATAAGATATGAAAGCAAGCTTGAATATTGACCATGCCAATATTCAATAATAGTGCTTCCGTTTGTGCTGACTGCCGTTACTTCATTTAACAAAACACCTGCCAAAAATGCTTCACTCGCTCCATCAGTAGCCAAGTGATAGACCGATTCCAAGGCAGTCTTGAGACTTTGCCCACAGGATGCAAAAGGTTCGTCAGGGCCGCTGAGAACAAGCTGATTTGCCGCAACACAGGGGATTTCCGCCCTGAACGGGTCAGACTTAACAGACAGCACAAACTCGCTCAGTTGGGTTATTTGAAGCTCTGTAGTGCAATTGGAAAGGGCTTCAAGTAACAGGTGAGTGTGTGGGCAGGCACAAAGATCCTCTTGAATCGGCGTGGCGATGGTTAAGGTGTCGTTTGATGCCACCAGCCAGCCGTTGCCGATAAAACAATATTGCTGCTGGACCGTTCCAGCTTTCTTTTGAGCAGGAAGAATAAATTTCAAAGCTGATATCAAACCAGCGGCAGGATTCAATCCTTTTTTAGCTCGTCTTGCTCTTGGCTTTCTAACCTTCTTTTCAACTGGTAATTCCACTCCGTTTTCAATTTCCATTCCTTCCCCTTAAACTAAACCGTGTCGGTTATCATCAAGTTTTGATTCGGCTAAACAAAGGTAATGCGCCATCTTTAATATATCCAACTTATTTTGTCCAGGTCTTTGATTTGAATTTCTACGTTTCAAATATTTTTCAACCTGCTTAAAACATTCTTCAGCAGACCATTCAGATACGTTATCTTGACCTTTATCACCGTATTGAGGAACTGTATAATTTTCAACGTGATCCATCACCGAATCAGCAAAGGATAACCATTCAAGTCCTCTGGCTGATACATGAGGTTCGTCAGGACAAACTTCAGCGCATTTAACACATTTTAAACAATCATCGTTATCGGTTTCGCTCATTTTTAATACTCCATATTTAAGATTTCCGGCCATTTGCGATTGACCCATACACGAATACGTTTAGGTATTCGCAATTCATTTACTCTTTGTAATGCTTCGTGTGTTGTTGGTGGTGGTTCTTCGTGATGATGTTGCCGCCACCAATCTCTTGCTTGCTTTCCAGTCACTCCAGGATGTTCCAAACATACATACTTATTATACATCTGAAATCCGCAAAAGTAACTAACTTTTATCATCGGTGGTGAAAGTAACGTACCTTCAGCGTTCTTTTTTTCGTGTAAGTTATAAATTACTTTTTGAACATCAAAGTATTCAACTATCGGTGCGTCCGATCTTAATAACTGATCAGTTCCTGCGTGTTTAAATAACTTCGTTTCAAACAAGAACTCTTTTCCACAGTTGATACAGAATCTTGCTGAAGCATGATTGTAAACTCCGCAGCTATCGCAAATTCGGATTGGCGCATCACCAGGAGTTCCTTTTCCCTTTTTTCGTGGCTTAACTGGATCATTAATTGGGCCAAGTCTTTTGGTATTTCCGGCGAAATCAAGTACAAGGCAATTGGATTTATTTTCACAAGGTCTAGTTCCCCTTCCGAGCATTTGTACCCACAGACCGGGTGAGCAAGTCGGCCTCAACATTCCGATCATGTCTATCTGTGGGCAATCAAAACCGGTGGTTAATTTATTGTTATTGACAAGGGCTCTTAAAGATCCGTTTTTAAAGTCGGAAATTCTTTTGTTATTATCTTCATCTGATAATTTTGAATGCGTAGCAGCAGCATGTATACCGAAGGATTGCAGCATAGCCGCGATGTGTTCACTATTCGATACGCTAGATGCAAATATCAGCCAAGAACGTCTATCAAAACCTTGTTCCACCATTTCTTTAACCGCTGCATAAGTAACCTCGTCTTTGTCAACCGCTGCTTCAAGTTGTTTTTTATTAAAATCGCCGCCGGTTATACCTATATTTGAAACGTCAATTGTTATGTCTGTTCGCTTTGGAATGAGTGGTGAAATATAACCTTCAGCAATAAGTCGATTGAATGCGTCTATTCCTGTTATGTCATAACAAACGTCTGTAAATAAACCATCGTCTGTTATCATTCCTTGCTTTAAACGATATGGTGTAGCTGTAAATCCAATCACTTTTAAATACGGATTAATCTTTAATAATTCACCTAAAACATATTGATACATTGTATCTTCTTTAGGTGATAGGAGATGGGCTTCATCGACCAAGACCAAGTCACGCCAACCGAAATGTTTTAAATGAGCTGGTTTGTTGTTACCGTTTGATAATGATTTCTTAATTGTCTTTGCAACTGATTGAATACCGCCAAATACAATAGGCATGATACTTTCACGACTATTTAAACCAGCACTATATATGCCGAGCGGTGCTGTAGGCCACTGAGTTAATAACTTTTCAGAGTTTTGTTTGATTAACTCCGAAACATGGGTCAACATCATAACTCTTTGAGTAGGCCAACTGTGAAGAACCCTCTTTATGAACTCAGCTATAATAAGGCTTTTTCCTGTATTGTGATGAATTATAAAATCAGATGTTAAATACAAACGATCATCAGTTAAAGTAAATCCGTAAAAATCATCTTCTGGAAGAACTTCAACTTTAAACCCTGTGACCAAAACACTTTTCTTTTGTAACCTAATACTAGCTTGTTTTTTAGGTATAACACAAGGTATTTTAGATAAATCGCCAGAAATACACACTCTAAAATAATTACCTTTAACTCCATTATTGGTGCATGTTTTTTCACATTCTTTTAAATATGCAGCAAGACCTAAACTTCTAGCTATAAAAACAACGTCTTCGGCCAATTGTTTTGATTTGGAAATATAATCAAAAACTCCACAGTTATCCAAATGACCATCGGAATCGAGTAATCCAGCTAAAATTCCTAATCTTGTATCTTTACTACCTAGTTTGTAGTCATCAGGTATAAATTTATTTGAAGAATTGGTTCCCCATAAACCTAATCTTGTTAAAGCTCCTACAAACCTATTTGGATTGACACAATTTGATACCTTATCTGTTATAAAGTAAGTTTTTGCTTTATTGTCGCCCTTATCTGCTATTCGTATTTGGCACTCAGCTTTATAAGCATAGGCTGTGATCCTTTCTACTATCTCTTTGTCAGCAGTGGTTATGCCGAAAGAATGACTTAAAGAACCATCACCTAAACATATACCTAAAAACCAAGGCCAAAATTCAAGTTTTGTATTTCTTTCTTTAAAATTTACATTAGTTCTTTGTAATTTTCTAATATGTTTATACCATTTAGTTCCGTTTTCATACTCTCGTATTGTTATAACCTCGTTTCGTTCTTTAAAAGATTCAGATGTTCTTGAATTACTTTGACACATAACTTTGGAAAATATTTTATGATCTAAATTCACTACAAAGGATTTACCCTTAGTTGGTATTATTTTTCTCATTTCTTGCCGACCTCTGGCGAGATTTAAAACTCTTCTTGATTTACTATCCGGTCCCATTAATAAATCGCCAATAATAATATCTTCGACTTTTTTGATTGAGCCGTCATACATTAATATTTCAGTTCCTTTGGCGTGGCATCCTGTTGGACAACAGATAACTGGATTACCTTGTTTACCTGAGCTAAAATAATCGAAGATGCTAAAAATAGCTTCTTCTTGAAAGTAGTATGGTTTATACATTATTACACTATAGAAACATAGTTATCGCAAGCAACTGGAATGTATTCTTTAGGTATGACTGAGTTGTGAAATGAACAAAACCATTCTGCATTTTCAACTGGAATTGCCTTAACACAAGAGCGGCAATTTCGTTCAGGAGCTTTCCCAAAGTGACAACCTTCGGCCATTCCACAAAATTTACAACCAAAGTATGTTGGATTATCAGAAAGTCTTGGTGGTGCAATTTGTGATAAAATAATCTGTTCGGCTTTAGCGATCATTTGCTTGCCTATATTATGATTAAGTTTGACAAGTTCCAAATGAATAGTATCGTCGTTTTTATTAATGTTTAAATATGCACAATAATTCAAACTTTCTTTGTAACCGTATGTGCAAGTTTGGGCAAAGTGCTGCTCTTTGCTCAGTATCATTCCTTTTTCAGTTAGTTTATTAAATCCTTGACCAGTTCCGTTTGTCTTGAACTCAAATAAAATTTGTTCTTCTATTCGATAATGTGCCGGAAGATACCCTTTACCGTCAAGCGATCCACCAAAGTGGCCCATAACGTCGTTAATTCGGTGTTGTTTACCATCTTCAGTAACGTCCGACACAACACAACCAATTCCTCTTAACCATTCAAGAAATCTAACCTCTTCCCTGTGACCTCGATTGAAC